TAACCCTATCTTGGAACGCTGAATTGTCATTATCGTTACTGATTTTCACTTCAGATAGTGATTCATATATTAATTCTAACATCAATGTGTCTTCGTCGCGCATATAATTATTTATTGCATTTTGTAATTTTTGTGATATAATATCCATATGCAGGTTCTAAACCATACAATCAAAGATTTTCATAAAGAAATTTATGTAGTCACAGAATGTGACCTCTTTGACAATCTGTATGACCAAAATATTGATTGGGATAAATTTAGTGTTAATTCAAGGCAATATAAAAAATTATTTTTCAATTATCTTAGTAAAACGCTTCTTAATAAATTAAGTGATCATCAAGGTCGCACGTTCTACATTATAGGTAAGCCTGATATCACAAAAATTCACGAATATGTTACTGTAGAAGAATTTAACTATACATATTTCCTTAATATTGAAAAATTTTTTAAACTTTATCCAGTCAATGCGGTCATCGTAAAAAATAAGACATATGAAGAACTGATTGAAGATAATCCCGAATTAAATGAGTGGTTGATTAAAGAGATATTAAAGTGTAAAAAGAAAAATTCTAAAAAAAGTTTTGCAAAACTCAGTTCATTCGTCAAAACATATGAATTATCATTCTTAGATAAGAAAATATTTGATGAAACTAAAAATCGATTTATCTTTAATTAGATATTGATAATATTAACAACATCACTGACATCAAAACCACTTTGATTCTCAACAATAAACACTAACTTTCCGATATCTTGCAACTGAGGAACATCAATATATATTACATTATCATTAGTGATAGTATACGAAGTTAGTAGTGCGCCATCAAAGCCCGTATAGGACGATATAGGGTCAGATATAGCACCCAAACTATCAGACGACAGGTAGACCGCTGTGGTATAATCAAAATTATCACCTTCTAACTTTATTGTTGGTGAAGTTCCATTAACAAATGTGTCATTTTTGGTTGCAGTGATCAATGGATATGCCGAAATACTTAGTGAATCAACATCTAATAAGGATTTATCCAATGCCATATCTGAAAATGAAGCAATAGGAATAAAATCAGCATCTATTTCATAAATATTTCCAATTGCAGTATCTGGGTGGCGTTTAAACAGCCACCCCTTGATTATAAAAGATGTATCAGCCATGATCCGATTTTTATCAGCCTCGCCTTTATCTGGTTGATCATCATAATTAATAGAACCATCCCACAACACCTCTGTCCTTAATTCAGTTCCAATTGCAGATAACTCTGGTGGAAGTTTCCATGAAATAATAATATATGGGTCGGCATATGGAACAAAATTAGAAATAATTTGGTGCATATCTTGAGCATGACGAGTCATAATACTCATATTTATTGATATATTTACAGGAACTGGTTGAGGAATCTCGTAACTAACATTACTCCCTTTGATATAATGACTATTTTGTTTATTTAAAACTCTGTCATTATCTCTTGCAACGCTTTTTAAGTCAACTGATATGATAGGTAAGGTTAAATGTTCAGCTTTATTAACTAAACTATGTATAATGCGCTGTTTAGATCCATATTTAAATTGAACCCTAATGGATTGCTCATTTGTCCTATCCTTATTAAATCTGCCAATGATGATACTATCAAATGCAGATATAAATTGGGTGATTAAATCTGTAACTTCAAAATAGTGAACATTATTCTTAGCCTTCATGTATAATTATTTATGAAATTCAACTAAAACACATTTTTAATGTATTTAGTCCATATTCTTTCATTATATTATCCTTTTCATTAGCAAATCTAATAGCGTTTTTCCCAATATCTCCTAATTTTCGGCGCAGTTCCTGCAATTGTTTAATGGAAATCATATACATATCATTAACATACGCACTATACCCTGTCACTTCTTTAATTCTTCTAATAATAAACCATTTATTTGACCTTTCCTTACCATCTAGTGCAGATTGTGGATGAAACATAACCACTGATTCGGCCTTATCATACAAAGTTTCATTAAAAAATATATCCCTGATGCCTTTAATTCCGTTCGATATATTTTTGATCGGCGTTTGAACAACATAATTGAATTTAAACTCTTTTTTTCCAAATAAGTGCAGTAAATGCTTTGATACTTGTAAGTCAGCGATCCGAAGTGATACCTTTTTCTTCATCTTTGTCCCGACTATATCAATCTTTACATAGGTATCATTCGTCAATTGATACATTTTAAGATTAAATTTATAAGATTTACTGTATTTACCAACTTCATATGACTCATGGTCAACATCTTTCCCACAAATGAAAATTATTTTATGTTTTTTTAATATTTCAATACATGGTCTATATAATTCGCTAGTAGATACTTGTTGTAGCTTCTTCCTATTAATTCCAGTGATATAAGAATCATTAATAGAATATGTTAAAAAGTTAATAATCAGTCCCATATGCATTCGAAACACGACAAACGTATGACAGTCCTTTAGTCTTCCTTCATTTTTTAAACGTTTCCATTCATTTTTCAAATCACATCTATCTAAAATGAATTTTGAAGTATATATGGATATTTTATTGGTGTAATTTTTTGGTTTCTTAAACATTTATTGGTGGAGTATACCAGATGATGGGGTTTAAATCAAGGGGGTATATGAAATTATTTATAAAAATGTGTATTTAAAGACTTTAATACCTATAATATACAGATTTTCAACCTAAAAAACAAAAACATATAGCTCCCCCCGTTGAGGCGAAGCCGAAACAACATTTTTGCTAATTTTTTAGTAATTTTTAACATTTAACACATTCCCCCGTAGGGGACACTTGTTTTATTTTGGATTATACTAAATATTATAGCAATCACAAGAACTAAATTTTTTAACATAGAAATCTTGATATATAATTTATTACCATTATTTAATATATAATATAAAAAAGGATTGTGCTCAGATTATTTCAAAAAAACAAACAAACATAAGATTAGGAAAAATGATAGGAAAACCAGCATTTCAGATGAATCCAATTGGGATTAGACCCCCACAAATAGTTACACCTCCAATAAAAGATAAGGCAGAATTAATCAAAGGGGTTAATTACGTGGCGGATAACAGTGGGTGTTCAGCTTACAGAATGATTTGGCCATCATATATGATGAATTATACCTATAATTCATGGATTTCTGACTGTAGAAAGGTAATGTTCAATGAACAATTTTACGATGGGGTCGATGTGGTGCGTATGCAAAGGCAGGTAAGCACCAATCAATTCGAATTATTTAAGATCATGCGTAAAATATGCGACAAGAAGGGTGTAAGGTTGGTTTATGAGCTTGACGACATCCCATTATATGAGGATATTCCCCTATATAATAGAAATCGATCATCATATGCAAGGAATGACTTTAGAGGCAATATAATCGAAATGATGAACATGAGTGATGAGGTGACTGTAACCTGTAAATTCATGCGAGACTACTTTAGATCAAAGATTTCTAATCAAAATATTACAGTTATTCCAAATTACATCCCAAAATCGTGGTTAGATCGGTATTGGGATGAACAAAAGACAAAAATTAATTTTTCAAAACATAAAAAGAAACCAAGAATCCTGTATGCGGGTAGTGCAAGCCATTATGGGTCAGGTGCGGTCGAAGATGACTTCACAAAGCTCGAAGAATTCGTTAGAAAGACAGTAAATCAATATCAGTGGGTATTTTTTGGAGGAATTTCAAGAAAATTGGTTGATTTGTATAAATCTGGCAAGATTGAGTTTTATGGGGGATGTCCTGTTCCTCAATATCCAGATGCTATTCAAAAATTGAAGATTGATCTAAGTATTGCCCCTCTTTTGAAAAATAATTTTAACAGATCCAAGAGTAATATCAAATTTATCGAATTTGGCGCAATGGGAATTCCGTGTATATGTCAAAGTGGTATTGAAACATACGATGGGTCACTTTATACCTTTGATACGCCTAAAGAATTGGATGATCAGATAAAAAGCTTGACAATTGACTCAAATTCCTATATAAAGGCGTGTAGAAAATCTCGAATAGCGTCAGAAAAATATTGGCTAGATGATAATTTAATCAAATGGAAAGAATTTTATGATAATCCATACGGCGATGTTAAACGAGTAGAATTAAACAAATTACAATAATTATTAAACAATGGAAAGTGAAAAATTAGAATATTGGACTGCTGAAATTGGTCCTGTCGATAGAAATAAACTACCACTGGGGGCAGATATGTTATTACGGGAGCCATTAAAGGTTGCATTTTTCAACATGTGTAAACAATTAGATATCCCCACTACTGATTATATATGTTCTAGTGGTTGGGGGTGCGATAGTGAGCAACTTCAAACTATGTTTTACGCGAGATCTACAGATGAAACTAGAAAATCACTTATATCGTCATATCATAACGAAAATATATCTATGCCTAGATCACTACGGGCATGGGAGTTGTTATATGAAGAAGAACAAAATCTAATCAAATAATAGGATTGATTTTTCTCATCTTACGTGGTAAACTTCATAAATGTATAGAAATATAGTCTACAGTAATGCAAAATCCATGGTGAAGTTATTCACATGGGACAATGATGGTAATCGTATTACGAAAAACTTTCAATATGAGCCATACCTATATCTGGATACGGGGAATGAAGCCGATGCAGTATCTATTTTTGGTGGAAACCTTAAGAAGCGCACGTTTAAGAACAGCTATGACCGTTATAAATTCGTAAAGGATTCAAAAATTGTTCGCATATACAATAATCTTCCAGTTGAGCAAAACTTTTTGATTGATGCATTCTGTAAACATAATAAACACGAAGATTTTTCAAAATTTCCCCTATCTATCTTTGCGGTTGATATTGAATGTCCATCCCCTGATGAATTTCCTGACGAATGGGAAGCAAAATATCCAATTAATGTAGTAACCATTTATAATTCTTTGAAAAAAGAGTATAGAGTGTTCTGTTTAGAGAATGATTTTAATCCAGATAATTTAACGGGACAAAATCGCGATAGATATGACAAAATTAAGGATGAATTTGACATTGTATCAACTACTCATGCTACGGAACCAGATCTTCTTAAGGCATTTCTGAATTATTGGAAAGAAGACTATCCAGATGTTGTTACAGGGTGGAATTTAACCTTTGATATACCATATATTGTTAACCGAATGATGAAATTGTTAGCAGGTGACACGTATTTAGAGCTATCACCTGTTGATGATGTTCGTGAAGTGAATCGCCCTAAGAGAATGGGAGCACAATTTACTCAATACGTTAGAGACTACACTCTAGGTGGTATTACTATCTTGGATTATTTCGAATTGTATGCGAAATTTAATTTCAAACCAGTTCCAAATAGAAAACTCGACACAATTGCCGAAATTGAGCTTGGTATTGGTAAAGTTAAATTTGATAGTTCTAATTTATACCAGTTAGCTATTGATGATTGGGACACATATGTGTTTTATAATATTGAAGACGTAAATATTATCAGATTGTTAGAAGAACGATTAAACTTTTTGAAGGTTGCGCGATTATTGAGTTATATGGGTATGACACCATTGAATAAATCGATGGATACGATACCTATCATCAATGGATACTGTGCAGTCAATGCATATGAAGATGGAAAAATCATTCCAACTTTCAATAAGGAAGATGTTGAACGGAGAACATACGATGGCGCATTTGTTAAAGAGCCATTATATAAATTTTGTGAACAAATTGTATCATATGACTTAAACTCTCTTTATCCGATGACTATGGTTACTTTAAATGCGTCACCTGAAACTAAGGTCGGAAAGATTGATAGAGAATATGGTGATAAGGTTGATTTTATCGATACATCTGGAAAATTAACAACTATAACAAGAGAAAATTTAGATAAGTTTATTAAAAAGAACAATATTGCAGTAAGTAAATCAAATATTTTGTTTAGACAAGATAAACAAGGTATTTTTCCTAAGATTGTAGATGAAGTTTATAACAAACGTCTAGAGTTTAAGTCAAAAATCAAGGCAAATAATATAAAACTTGAGGCTGGCGTATCTAAAATTGAAGAGAAAAAACTAAAGGATGAAAATATCATTTATGATGTATTTCAAATGACCTATAAAATTTTGATAAATAGTTTATACGGAAGTAGCGGTAATAAGTATGCATGTATGTCTGATTTAGATATAGCAGAGTCTGTAACCCTTACATGTCAACATGTTATTAAGGAATCATCAAATTTCTTGAATAAAATCTGCCAAAATATATTAAAAGAGGATGAAGTGATTGACCGAGTTGAATATTGTGATACAGATTCCAACTATTTGATAATCAAGGACTTATGTAATAAGTATAATATTAAATTTATTGATGAAACTACTGGTCGAGTCACCCAAGATGTATTAAAGCTCTGTGATGGTATCGAAAATTCACTCAATAAATCGATTAAGAGGTGGGGTGAAGTTGAATTAAATTCAAAAGATTGTAGGTTTGAGTTCAAGATGGAATCAATTGCAGATAAAGCGTTGTTTCTATGCCCTAAAAATTATATTCTCCATATTTTAAATAATGAAGGATTTCATGTTGATAAAGAATCGAAACGTTGGAAATACAGAGGGATTAGATTGGTATCCTCAAGTATGCCAACTGCCTTAAAACCGTTAGTTAAAGAAATCCTTCATGATATGGTTATGAACCGTAATAAAAAATCATGTGATGATAGATATACCAAATCGTTTGAAGCCTTTTCTAAGATGGATCATGATGATATAGCTCAAATTAAATCCATGAATAAATATGACGAGTATGCAAAAAAATGTATTGAATGGAACACTGCGCCAAGAATGCTTGCCCATTATCGTGGTGCATATTATTATAATAAGATTTTAAAAGACTTAGGTATTACTAATTTATATCCAAAAATTAAAAATGGGGATAAAGTTAAATATCTATATCTCCATTCTACCAATAAATATAATATCAATGTGATATCCTATGTTGATAATTATCCAAAGGAATTTGAATCGATATTTCAGATAAATAAAAATTTGATGTTCGAGAAGGGCGTCAAAGATGTTGTTAATCAGTTCTATGCTGCGGTTGAATGGCACTTATCATCACCTAATAAACAAACAAAAATAGATATATTTGAAGAATTTTTAGATTTTACTTGATTTCTCGATTTTATCTGATATAATACAAATATGGAAAATACAAAACTAAAAAAGGAAAATGTAGTAATTTTTGAAGATAATCTTGGTCGTCTTATTATTGGTGAGACTGTAGAAGAAAATGAGAGCTTTGTTGCTATCCGAAACCCCGCTATAGTTCAAGCGGATCAAGATCAGCAAACTAAACAAATGGGGTTCCGACTTATTCCAACAGCATATGTTGAATTGTTTGATGATATTGGCGAAGGTGTATGGACGTATTCGAAGATTACAAATAAGTTTAATAATAAGGTCATCACTGATGATATGTTTAACTTCTATACATCAACCATCCAAAAGTATTTGGAACTAAAGCAACAATTTGATGATCGTGTTGCTGAAGAATCGGTAAACAAGGTTGTAAACATGGTAGATTAATATTATGTCATCTTCAATTATTAAATTAGCCAAAAAGTTAAACGCATTTGCAACCCCATTAGATGATGAAACAGGTCTTGCAAAGATTTCCGACTGGATTGATCTAGGGTTCTTAGGTTTAAATGCGATTATAAGTGCAGACTGCACAAAAGGATTGCCATGCGGTCGAGTTACGACATTATTTGGCCCTTCAAAGTCTGGTAAGTCACTTATCTCAGCACTTGCCCAGAAGGGTGCTCAAGATAAGGGCATGACCCCTATCATTCTTGATACGGAGTTTGATAAGGATGGTAGAATGGAAAAAAGTTTTGGTGTTGATACATCAAACGTTTTGACCCTCCCAATTGAGTCTATCGAAGAGCTGATTATTCAATGCACTAAACTTATTGATCAAGTTATCGAGAATGAAGAATTTGGTAAATATTTATTTATTGTAGATTCGCTTGGGTTTATAACATCTAATAAAGAATTGAACGATGCAGCGGGTAGTAATGCAAGTGGAGTAGCCATGGATATGGGACTTAAGGCAAAAATGATAAAAACCTTTCTTAGAGCTATTAAAGGCAAAGTAGCTAAGTCAAAGTGTCCATTACTTCTTATTAATCACGAGATTGCAAATCCAAATACTAAATATGAGTCTGCATTCAAGGAACAAGGTGGAGGAAATGCTATTACCCTTGTATCAACCGTAATGATTAATGTTAGCGCAACAATGCTTAAACAAGATAAAGGGAATGAACTTGACGTTGAATCTATTATGGCCAATTTGAACTACACTGGTCAAAATATTAATTTATTTACCCAGAAAAATCGTTGTGCGATTCCACATAAGAAGGTAGAGTGTTATCTTAATTACGTAACTGGCATAGATCGGTATAGTGGGTTGAAAGAGGTATTAGACATGCTTCCAAACCTTTACACAATGGACGCAAAGGGTGAAAAGGGTAAGGGGCATAATTATTATATTGAAATCGAGGGCGTTGAAACCAAGCTTGGTAAATATAAAGAGTGGCAAAGTGACAAAGAGCTTTGGGATAAATACCTACTTCCCGAAGTTAACAAGATTGTAAAAGAAACATTCGCATTTAAAGAGCATGGATAAAATAATAACAAAATACTTAAATAATACAGATCATAAAATCTTCTGTAGAGATGATAATTGGAACCTTCAGGTTGATTTTAAATTTGTAGGATATACCAAATCATTTGATACCCTCAAATCACTAGAATCATTCTTATATAATGAGGCATATAAATCATTTAAAAAGCCATTCTATTTAGAAATTTCAGGTCGTCAAACAGGTAAGACTACTAGGATGATTGAAGATATGCATCGTCATATAGAGCAAGGTGGTATTGCCTGTATTTGTTGTTCGACAACAAGGATGACTAACCATATTAAAAATATATTTATGGAAAAATACAAAAGTCTTGATAGAGTGATTTCGTGGGATACATATGAGCACCCTGAGCACTCTGACGGATATGATAAGCGCGTAATTCGTAATTATTTTGATGAATTTGATTTCAATGAAAGAGCATCGTTTGACCCAAATGGATATTATTGCACAACGGCGTGTAGGGTTAGGAATATAAGAAATTTTCTTCCTAAATCTAACAATAACGTAGAAGTGGTATTTAACACACTTAATGATTATTTATTTTACAAATTGGTAAATCATTGTAATCATAATTTTGAGTCACATAAGAACACATCAATTACACACACAATGATCGGTGATAGATGGGAAGTTGAGTCTGGCAAAATTTGGGAATAAAATAGTAATGGGTAATATAAATAATAGTTTAACATGTGTTTCGGCTACATCTCAAATTAATTACAAACACACACTAATTTACACATCATTTAATAAATGTGCCCGTGATTCTTGTGAGAGATATTGTTATACACAAGATATTGTTCAATCAAATACTTCTCCATTGCCAAAACTATATAACCAAAAAATCATAGAACACGGCGAGTCAAAATATATTATATTTTGTCACGATGATGTATCATTAGAAGACCCACAACTATATGAAAAAATTGATAAAGCAATTGGGAATAATTCTGAGTTTGCAATTTGCGGTGTAGCTGGGTCTAAAGAGTGTGTTATCAAAAACAATAACCTTTGGCACGTTATGAACTCAACAGGAAAACCATTTTATAATTGTAGTGGGGCAGTTGCTCATTACACTGGTAAGGATGATACAGAGTGTTTTATGAGTAACTTTGGGACAACTCCAGCGAGGGTTATCTTATTAGATGGTGTGTTTTTAGCAGTCAATGTTGAAAAAATTAACAAAGTTGGTCTGAGATTTGATGAAGACAACCCAACTGGGTTTCATTTTTACGATCTTTTATTTTGTTTAGATGCAAATAAGCTAGGATTAAAAATGACAACTGTTCCGATTTGGTTAGTTCATAAATCACATGGATTAAATAATTTAGAGGATGAAGAATGGAATAAAGGAAATGAATATTTTAAAAAGAAATGGAAATAAAATTATGAATAAAAAGCTGTATAAATTACTATGTAATTATTATAATGAAGATCAAGTAACAATGAACATTGAGGATCATTTTATCAAATTAATGAAAAGATTTGATATTGATTCAGAAGAATGTGATTTCACAAATCGGTTTGATTTAAAAACAGGATGTGCCAAATTAGGCAGTATGGATGAAGGTGAACCACTAAAAACTATGAAAGATATTATAAACAATGATCATAGAATTGGTTCAATTGATCCCGATAAAGATATTTTAAAATCACTAGGTTTTGAAGACGCCACTGATGAACAGGCTTACGCATTAAACATGTCGTTTATTTGTAAAGCTAGGGAAGATGCTAAAGTTGTAATTCAACCCGAAACGAAAGGGCCGTATATACCACCAGTTCGAGATTATACAGATTATGATAATGAGTATAAAAAACTGATGGATTCAATTTCATACAATCCCCCATTTTTAATGCGTATGTTTAAGTGGATCCCTTCAGTTAAAAATATCATATAATAATGATAAAACCTTTTATATAAATTATAATAACCTTGAACAAATAGATAAACAAAAAATCATCCATTATCAAATGGTTGAATCTTTAGAATGGGGAAACAATGATTAGTGAAAAAATAATTAAAAAAATAGTCGGGCAAACTGATGTTGAAGTTATCGAAGATATTCTTCGTGGTAATAATATTGAAGCACCTGTCGCCAAGATTGTAAATAATGGATTAGAGATATCTTATGGAGTTTTACAGCGAAAAAAGATTTATATTGAGTCTGATGGTAATGATGTATTTATTCAATCTGAAATAGGGTTAGAACATCATGTCCCAAAGGGTATTATTAAGACGGATAAGTTTACTGACGGTGATTCGACGGAGCTATATGGTAATGAATACATCAAAGATAAAGATGGCAATATGGTGAATGACGATTACACTGGTAAAAATATTATGGAGTCATTTACGAATACACATGGTCAACGCATTATGGGTGCTATGTTTGATGCATTACAAAATGAAGACGCCGATGAATTTATTAATTTATCGGAAGAAGATGTTAAAAAATTAGAACGGGGGCTTGGATAATATGGATATATTTGAAGAAGATATTAAAAAACAGTTTAAAAAACGGTCTGATCTTGAAAAACACGTTGATGGTGAATTTGAACAGCAAGAGTTAGCCGAAACCAAACGGGTAAAAAAAGAACTAGATGAATATCAAGATGTGTTTAAACAATTAGAAGATCACGCAGATAGTTCTATTGATGAAAAGACGAAAACTATGACAGAATTATTTGCTAATCAACGCAAAGCTACCGAATTATGTTCACAACTCCTTCGAGTAGATGTAAAAGATCGCGATGAGGGAACAATTGATAAGCTTTCTCAATACATTAGTTACATTGGACGAAAGATTGCCGATAGTTTTTCTGAAGTAGCGAATGATTATAGAGATAGTGGAGCAGAAGTTACTGAGGCGGTGATGGATTATGGTGAAATTATGCAAGGGCATGATAATTACCTAGCAGATATTGACAATTATGGAAAAGGATTGAAGAAATTATGAGTTATAAAGAGGCACAAGACGAAATTAGACAAAGTGATTGGGTATATTTTGAATTTGATTTATATCAAGTCCGTTCTGTAGATGATAATACTATAACCTTATGTCACCATATTGGAGATATAATTACAACTCCTGATAGATGTGTTCACTTAAATCATACAACTAAATGGATATCTGATCAAATTCAGGAACATTATCGCATGACAGGTGAATATTCTACGTTAATTTGGACGCATGGGCAAGTAATTAAAGATTATTTTGTTTCTGTATGGGAACGGGCTATGATATTATCAATGAAACATGCCAATACGGAGATTGCAGATGTTAGATTTTTTGGGGGTATGATATCTAAAATTGCCGAAGAGTATAATAATACTAGTATAAATGGAGTATTTCCATTTAGATTGCGTGATAGTGATAAGCAAGTAAGTAAAGAAATAACATACGATAGCCATCTGAGGAAATTAACTAAACATGATTAATATAGAAGAAACTATAGTAGGTTCATATAATGAGATTAAATCGCACCTCGGAGCAATATTTAGTAATAATGAATTAGAGGATGTGTTGGCAATAACTATCCGAACAGATGAACGGACTAAAACAATAGTTAACTTAGGTAAGTTCAAAGTGGTTGATTATATTGAACATATAGATGGAATTAACTCATGTCTCACGCACCTTAAAGAAGATAATGTTAGCATTTATACATTATTTGGGTTTGACAACTTCAAATCAATACTGTAT